TTTATGCTTTTCGTCCCTGTTATGGGTCTTTGGACTTCCAGTATCGGTATCATCGGTCTTGCTCTTAATCTGCGTGCTTACGACTTTGTAAGTCAGGAAGTTAGAGCAGCAGAAGATCCTGAATTTGAAACATTTTACACAAAAAATATACTTTTGAATGAAGGACTCCGTGCTTGGATGGCACCAGTAGATCAACCTCACGAGAACTTTGTGTTCCCAGAGGAAGTTCTACCGCGAGGTAATGCACTCTAAAAAATAAATAAAGGAGTTCTTGGAACTCCTTTTTTTATGTTCCTAATACTATTTTCTTTCATAGCATTTGGATTCTTTATGTTTATAATGTCTATTACGCAAGACCTATGATAACTTCAACGACACCATATAAACTAGCAGAAATTATTAGAGACACTTGGCCAAATCTTTACAGACCGCCAGTAAAGACCTATAATAATCAAAAGACTTCAGATAATGAAAAAGTATAACGAAGAGTATTTTTCAGTGAGAGAAAGAAGAACTGGAAGAAAGATTTGTGATTGTGGAGATTTTGAAGATGCGAGAATGGTGATGAGGCTAGACACACCAAATCGTGAAATTGTAAAAAACAAAACACTCATGAGTCCAGTGGTTGATATTGAGATGCCAAAAGCACTTCCAACAAATGAAATAGCAATCAATACAAAACCTTATGAGCAACATCAGGAAGAATGGATGGTTGAAAAAATTAATCAATTACCACAAATCAAACTTCCAGAAGGTCAAGGAATTCCAGTTAACGCTAAATAACTTTCAGTTTTATAACACCTATGAAATTCACAGTTTATTCAAAAGATGGTTGCCCATATTGCACAAAAGTTCAACAGGTGCTAGAGTTAGCACAACTACAGCATGTGATTTACAAATTGAATACAGATTTCACTCGTGAAGAATTCTATGCAGAGTTTGGTCAAGGTTCCACCTTCCCTCAAGTGAGTATAGACGACCAACATATTGGTGGTTGTAATGATACTGTTCAATATCTGAAGGAGCAGAATTTGGTTTAATGAATAGTAACTTTCACGAAGTTTATGGTGATGTTGAAAAAGCAATTGATTATGCTTTTAAAGGACGATATGTTTTGAAGTTTTATGATTATTTAAAAGTTCGTGGAACAAAACGCCATGAAGTTGAAGAGTTTATTGAAAGTGCCACTGCAAACGAAATCAGTAGTCTTGTAATGGACTTGGACGATTACCTTGAAGGTGGTGCTGATGAAATTCATAAACAACTTCGTGAAGGTTATGGGCACATTCCCAAACCAGAAGCAAGAAAGATTCGCAACTACTTGTATGGCATCTTAGAGGATGCTTGGAAATATAGTCATGATAGACGACCAGGAAGAAGGAAAAAGCAAACTAAATAAGTCAGAACCCCAGATTAACAGGGGAGTTGAGTTATTACTACGCAATAGGAGGAGGAAGTCATTAGAGCCAAAAACATTTCAAATGAGATTTGGTAAAATGATTTCTCTCTTCCGTAGAGAGTTTCATTTTTACATAGAATTCCATTTTGATATTAAGAAAAAATAAACTCTCTGGAGAAGCAAAATGTTAGCAGTAACACTCACCATCGGCACTCTAGTCTCTATAATGTTCTTTTTTGTGGGTGGAGTAATAGGATGGATGGCAAAGCAACATTTCTATGAAAATAATGTTGTTGCTTATACACACCCAGAGATGTTTGATTCACATGGGAATGTAATACCCGACGAAATTTTAGCAGTGAGATTTGAAAACGATTATGACTACTACGACGAAGACGAAGAGGACGACGACGGAAAAACCGATTGAAACTCTTCCTACAAATCCTTTTGTATTTGAAGTTTTAGAACTTGCTTCAAAGCAAAAAAGTAATGCAAAAAAAGTTGAAGTTCTAAAAACATATGAACACGATTCTTTAAAGTCAGTTTTTATCTGGAACTTTGATGAAACAATCATCAGCCTTCTTCCGGAGGGTGATGTTCCCTATGCAAATGCTGATGAACAATCTGTCTATTCAGGAACTCTCTCCGAGAATCTGAAAAAGGAAGCTTATGGTGGAGAGTCTGCTACAGGACAAGATCTAGACGGGAGGGGAAAAACATCCCTTCGCAGAGAATATCAAAATCTCTATCACTATGTAAAGGGTGGTAACAACGGTCTTACTACAATTCGTAGGGAGATGATGTTTATCAATCTTCTGCAGGGATTGCACCCTCGTGAAGCAGAGGTATTAATTCTTACGAAGGATAAAAAACTTACTGATAAATACAAGATAAGTTTTGAAAATGTCAAAGAAGCATTCCCCGATATTACTTGGGGTGGTCGTTCATGACATCTGCAGTTAGCACGGAGAAAGATATGGCAGAGTATGGAAAAGAAGAAAAAAACATTCTGCCCAGTAAATATGGTTGTGATATTCTTTTGGAAAAAACAACTTTAGATAGGGCAAAAGATCCTTCTTTTCCAAGTGATGCACACTTAATTTGGTACACTGCTGACGGAAAAGATTGTATTGATTTGACTAGAGGAACAAGAGTTCGTATTTTTGATATGTATTATGACAAGTACGGACCAGGTTCAGTCAAAAAGATTGACTTTGGGTATGGAAGAACTAACCCTAAACTTTGGGGATACAAACAACCAGAAAAAAAGAAAAGAAAATGACAGCAGGTTTTGGTGGAGATCCGAATCAAGGAAGACTTGGTAAGGATGCGAAAATTACAATTGACTTAGATAATATTGATCATGTCATTAAACAATATAAAAAAATAAAAAAATATCAGAAATCATCTCTGTTCGCTATCAAAACAATGGACGGCACAGAAGAGGTTGTGAGTTCATTGTTAAAGGAGGCGGAGGAAAATCCACTGTAAAATGGGAAAGCATTATTTACTTAACTTGTACGGATGCTCGTTTGTCCTTTTGGATGACGAGCGTTGTCTTATAGATCTACTAGAAAATGCTGCAGTTGCTAGTGGTGCTACTGTGATTCAAACAATATCTAAAAAGTTTGAACCACAGGGAGTTACTGTAATTTGTTTATTGTCAGAAAGTCATATTAGTATTCATACTTGGCCAGAAGAAGGTAAGGCAGCAGTAGATGTTTATACTTGTGGTGATTGTAACCCCAAGATTGGATGTGATATTATTATCCAGCAACTCTATGCAACCAATCACACTTTAAGTTATATTGAACGGTAACAAATGTTACAAAACTATTTGCATATATAAAGGCAATAGGTCTATAATGACCTTACGTTCATCCGAAAGGACGGAAGTAAGCCGACGCGGAACGGATCGTTCATTCGCTATTCGCAAATAGCGAACGCAAACGCCGACTGAAGGAACGCTCTTTAACCTAAACAACTAAGGAGAAAACCTAATGTCACAAGTAGTATATCGCGGTGTTCCTTATGACACCGAAGTGCGTAAGCAACAACAAACTCAACAACAACCACAACAATACGATGCCCAGTATCGTGGAGTAAAGTTTGTTAAGGAGGTTGAGAAAAAATGAAAACTAAAAATAACTGGCAACTTGTTCTGATTAAAAAACAAAAAGAGAAAGAAAACCGCAAACACCAAGCAAAACTTGCAATGGCAATGCGTTAGTAACTGAGGGGTTGACACCCCTCTTTTTTTTATGTATAATTACCTTTGTAGAGGTTTATAAAGATGGATAGAGAAAAGCTTAAGTTAATTATAAAAAACCTTGAATCTCTTGTTGATTGTCTGAAGTCAGAAATCTATTCTGATGTAGATTCATACAAACCCTCATACGAAGAAGTATCATCTTACCTTAACGATTATGATGAAGTCTTCTATGAGGAGGAAGATGATGATCCATTTGGTCCAATGAGAGTAAATCAAAAATACAAGATTACAAACGATGATGATGGAGACGGACTGTGAAAGAAATTTTTAACGATTTTGAGTTCATGAAACCAGAAGTTAAACTCATCAGTGTTACTCCTGATGCAGAGAAGCACATGGCATATTGTGCTCGGGTAAGTAATCCTTCTAACCAAGAGAATGAAAAGTTTTCTGGTTTGCTCAAGTATTGCATTCAGCATCAACACTGGAGTATTTTTGAGCAAGCTATGATGACTGTAGAGATTAATACTACAAGAGGTATCGCGGCTCAAATATTGCGTCACCGTTCATTTACATATCAAGAATTCTCACAAAGATATGCTGACACCAATCTCCTGAGTAAGACTATTCCTCTCCCAGAACTACGTCGTCAGGATGATAAGAATCGTCAGAACAGTATTAATGATATTCCTGATTATCTGCAACTCACTCTTCTGGAAGATATCCGCATTCTGTTTGAGCACTCTCAGAGGGTCTACAACCGCCTTCTAGAGAAGGGCGTGGCAAAGGAGTGTGCAAGGTTTGTACTGCCCTTAGCGACGCCCACAAGACTCTATATGACCGGTTCTGTAAGGTCATGGATACACTATATTGAACTGCGGTCTGCTCACGGCACTCAGAAGGAACATATGGAGATTGCAGAACTGATTCGTTGCATCTTTACTTGTCAGTTTCCTGCAGTATCTGAAGCAATGGGTTGGACTCGTAAAGGGTGTTCTGAGTGTCTAGATGCACCTTCTATTACTATTGAATAAATACTCCTATATTTTTTATGTAACCTATGGCAATTTATCCAATCGTTCACAAAGAAACTGGTGAAAAGAAAGTCGTTGAAATGAGCGTTCACGACATTCAGCAGTGGTATAAAGATAATCCTGAATGGCAAAGAGATTGGTCACAAGGATGTGCTACTCCTGGAGAAGTTGGGGATTGGCAAAATAAACTTGTCTCCAAACATCCAGGATGGAATGATGTTCTAAAAACGGCATCAAAAGCACCAGGTTCAAAAGTAAAACCATTTTAATCATTCTATGGCAAGAAGAAAGAGAGTAGATGACCAACCGATTGGTGTTGGAATGACCGCGAAACAAATGAAGCGCAAAAAACCAATTGGTGCAGATTTGATGAGAGACATTGAACCTCTCACAGAAAATCAAAAACTTTTATATGAAGCATATGAAAAAGGTCAACATATAGTTGCTTATGGATGTGCTGGTACAGGTAAAACATTCATTACTCTATACAATGCACTGCAAGATGTTCTAGACGAAAGATCTCCATACGAAAAAATCTATATCGTCAGATCTCTTGTTGCTACCCGTGAGATTGGTTTCCTTCCAGGAGATCATGAAGATAAATCTAGTCTTTATCAAATCCCATATAAGAACATGGTCAAATACATGTTCCAACTGGCTACAGATGCAGACTTTGAGATGCTTTATGGAAACCTCAAAACTCAAGGAACGATTAGTTTTTGGAGCACTTCTTTTATTCGGGGAACTACTCTGGACAATGCAATCATTATTGTAGATGAGTTCCAAAACTTGAACTATCATGAACTTGATAGTATAATCACAAGGGTTGGTGAAAATAGTAAGATCATGTTCTGTGGTGATGCCACTCAATCTGATCTTGTTAAAACAAATGAAAAGAATGGAATCATTGACTTTATGAAAGTTCTTCGTATTATGCCTTCTATTGACATTGTTGAATTTGGTGTAGACGATATTGTAAGGTCTGGATTTGTTAAAGAGTATATTCTCGCTAAAATGGAAGTTGGTGTATGAGTTTTATTCATCAGAATTTTTTAGGTGATCTTGAGTTAGAAAAAAAAGAACAGAACGGCATCCGCTTGTACAATCTTCCTGATGGACAGTGGGTGCCTTCTATTACTTCTGTTACAAGTTTCTATAATAGACAGATCTTTGTTGAGTGGCGGAAGCGTGTTGGTGAAGAGAAAGCCAACAATATCACTCGTAAAGCAACTGCAAGGGGAACTGATTTCCACCAAGTTTGTCAAGACTATCTGGAAAACAAAGAACTGAACTGGGATGATTATCAACCCATGACAAAGTTCATGTATATTCATGCGAAACCTTATCTTGACAAGATAAATAATATTCATGCGATCGAACGCACACTTTATTCAGAGTATCTTGGATTGGCAGGCAGAGTCGATTGTATCGCAGAATATGAAGGTGAACTGGCAGTTATTGACTTTAAAACTTCAGAAAAGATTAAACCAGAAAAGTGGATTGAAAACTACTTTGTTCAGGAAACATTTTATGCTGCCGCATATTACGAGTTAACCGAAATACCAATTAAGAAACTTATTACATTAATGGTGACTCCTGGAGGAGAAGTCAAGGTGTTTGACAAAAGAAACAAAGGGGACTATATTAAGTTATTAGTTCGTTATATCAAAGAATTTGTACATCACAATACTAGGTCAGATGGAGAATGAATT